TGAAGAAATACGAGATTGAAATAGAGGATGAAATGAAACTGAAAAAAGCATTGAAGAAATACGAGATTGAAATAGAGGATGAAATGAAACTGAAAAAAGCATTGAAGAAATACGAGATTGAAATAGAATCGTGGATACCACCTTCGGAAAGATATACTATTGGTGAACGATCTATTTACATCGATCCAGTGTCCCCGATGGAACGGGCAATGCGGAAGTGGCCGATAAGAAAAGACGATGATAAATACATTCTCAATGGCAGGCACGTCGTAAAAGGACACCTCAAAAGCCCAGAGGAATATTACTACAACGATAAGGAACATGATCTTACACATTACACCGAGTCCGAGGCGGTCGCGTACCTGCTCGAAGGGTACAAGCCAGAATTGAAACCCGTTGTGTTTGATCTCGGAGTGACCAAAATTAACGGTGAAATAAAAGTCGGTGGGAAATTGACATTAGTACCGGAAGATACCCAGAAGATTCTTGACACTATTTGGCGTGCCGGTTATCGCCCGACGAAGGAGGAGGTGAAATAAACAGTGAATTAGTGTATACTGTAACAAACTATTCAACTATTTGAAGGAGAAAACAAAAATGGGTTTATTCACAAAAGGTACGTTTTGGGCTTTGATCGTAGCGGCTGCCGTGGTTGCCATCCGCTTCTACATGCCAGGTATTCCGGTAGAGGATAGTGTTCTTGCCACCCTGCTCATGTCCGGCGTTGCTGCAGCCCTGTTGGCATTTGGTATCAAGGTTGACTACAACACAGCGAAATACCAGAAGTCAATCAAGGAATTGGAAACAAAGCTACTGGCCGCGAAACAAGCAGAGAAATATGGTGTAGCAATAAAGGCGAAATAAGTAATTGGCGGCGGAGATCACGTTCAAAGCCGCCAAACAAGGCAGAGACAGAGGTTTGATTCCTCTAATTAGGCCCCGCTTAGTTTCATACAGTGATAGTACCCTGCCAAATGCAGTACCCGTCGGCCGACGGCATTGAGAGACCCCCACGATCTAGGGGGTCTTTTGTTATTGACAATGAGTTGCAATAAGTCTATACTGTATCTTGGGGTCGGGATACGGTCGACGCCGAACGTTGCTTACTGGTTATGCCCGCCCCCCCCCAAAAACTTATGAGGAACTATGGTTGAATATTATCCACTAATTGGAACAATAGAATACATGGAAACTGACCCAGACGGCGTTATAGCATCCGGCGAAGTATTCCACGATCAAATGCGGATAAGTGATGAACAGCACCGGCTAGAACTTCTTGAAAGGTCAAGGCAACATCTTAGGGAGATGAAACCGCCCGTGCTACGATACAACCTACATGGTTATCCTCAATTGCAATATTTCTGTAAGAATCCGTGAAGGATAAGTATGAGTACAACTATCAACCCTGCAACATCTGTGGAAGACCCGCTACAGACAGACATCACTGTCTTATCGGACGTTCTAAAAGATACCCAATACTTAATCACCCTTTCAATCTTGAGCCTCTGTGCCGATCCTGTCATTCAATGGGATTGGTCAACTCATACGATCATCGGAAACAGTTCTTTGAGCAAAGAGTCCGCGAATTCGGTTCTGAATTTCGCGATTGGTGGGAGTCTCTCCCGATGAAGGTGAAGCCACGGTATGAGTGAAAAAATAGCCATTGAATTTATCGCAGAGATAAGACAGACAAAGAATATGGTAGACCATACATTTACGACTGCATTGAATTTACCGGAAGAGTGTGCCGAACAAGCATCGTGGTTATTGACACATCAATTAGAATTAGTGAAGATTGTGGCCGTTATTATACCGAAAGAGGAATAAAAAGGTACTTTTTTGGACGATTTGAGGACAGTTTTAGACGGTTTACAGGATAAACAATTGGCCTATGTAATTAGTAGGTCTAAATCTGTTTCTACTGCCGAAGCTTTGCGCAATGCTAATTTAGGCAAGAATGTTTACTACAAATGGTCAGAAGAAGAGCGCGAATATCTTGAAGATGTTGCATACAAACTACAGCGAGAAAATGCGGTCAGGGCTATGATGATATTGCAAGATAATGCAATCAAGGCCGCGGAAGTCAAAGTAGCTGGATTGACTGATAGAGATAGCCGTGTCAAACAATCTGTGGCAACAGAAATACTTGATCGGACGATTGGAAAGGCATCTGACAAATTAGATATCACGAGCGGGGGCGAACCTATAATGCAGGTAGAATATGTCAACACTCCATATCCAACTTCCGATGTATCACCCGAATCAAGCGGTGATACACCAGAACCTAAATAGGTTCAATGTGCTAGATTGCGGGCGTCGCTTCGGCAAAGATATTATTGAGCGAAATTATGCCTGTGAAGGTCTATTTAATAAAGAGCCTGTAGCGTGGTATGAACCAGAGTATAAATCCCTCCTTGAAAACTGGTCGTGGTTCTGCGCTATACTTCATCCCATTATCAAACGCAAGAGTGAGCAAGAGAAACGGCTGGATTTACGGAACGGTGGTTATCTTGAAATGTGGTCGCTCCAAGATCAAGACGCTTCACGCGGCCGGCATTACAAACGGGTGGTTATAAATGAGGCAGCTAAAGCACCACATCTCGAATACTCATGGAACGCTGTAATCAGGATAACATTAGCAGATTTAATGGGTGGTGCGATGTTAGGCTCTACCCCCAAAGGACTGAATTATTTCAAGGCGCTGTTTGATAGGGGCAAAGACCCGCTAGAACATGATTGGTCGTCATTTCAATATTCGACTTATGATAACCCGTACATTCCTGTTTCAGAAATTGAAGAAATAAAACGTACTACGCCTGAATTATTGTTTAATCAAGAAATTATGGCACAATTCATTTCTCTTGAAGGTGCTGTATTCAGACGCATCCAAGAAGCCGCGACCATGATACAACTTGAAGAGCCACTGGAAGGGCATAATTACGCCGCCGGAGTGGACGTGGCTTCTGAGATTGACTATACGGTCATCTGTGTCATTGACCTTGAAAGTAAAGAACAGGTATTTATGGACAGGTTTAATCGTGTAGACTACCCAACTCTTGAGGATCGACTATTACAAATTTATACCAAGTGGCATCTATCCGGCATGGTAGTTGAGGCGAATTCAATTGGCCGGCCTGTCATTGATCACCTGGTGCAAAAAGGTATTGGCGTTACACCATTCACAACAACAAACACGACAAAACAGAATATAATTCAATGGTTACAATCAGCATTTGAACATGACAGCATAAAGATACTGGATAATCCTGTTTTGATCGGAGAGTTATTATCATTTGAAAGCAAACGATCTATTTCGGGTTCGTTCCAGTATTCCGCGCCAGAAGGGTTGCATGACGATTGTGTTATGTCTCTTGCTCTGGCGTGGTATGCTGTAAACGGCGGCGGTCTATGGCTAATCAGTTAACGGGAGGTTTTTATGGGTAAAACATTCAACCGGTACATTATGACAGACGGGGTCAAAAGTATAGACCTCCCGCAATTCCCTAACGAGGCATGGCAATTCTATGGGGAAGCGGATGATGATGGCAAGGAAGATTTTTATTCTACTGTGGCTGCCGTGTTTAGGGCAACCAATCTGACCGCATCTGCTACGGCTAATATACCATTTGCATTAGTTGATAAATCTGGTAATGATTATGACGTTTCTACTGAGTGGGAAAATAAAGTCCTGTTCATGCCAAAGCCGAACGAGCTTATCCGCTTATGGCGGTTATCTTTAATTATGACCAATACGGCCTATGGCTTCATGGAAAACAAAAAAGAGACCGGCAAGAACCTACGCTATATTGTGCCAACAACTATTTCACCGATTACTGATAACGAAAAGGGGCTGACCGGATTCAAGCGCACTATAGGCACAGGGTCAAAGGACTATCTACTCGGTAAAAACAATCCAATATTCTGGATGTGGCGCATGGATCACACAACAGAACTATTGCCCGCTAAAGCCACAGAGTTTCAAGCTATGTGCGCGGCCGCTGGCATCCTGTATTATTCAGATCACTTTGTGAATGCGTTCTTTAAGCGCGGCGGAATCAAACCCACCATGCTTGTATTGAAGGGCATGACTACCAAAGAGAATATCGAGAAGATCGAATCTGTCTGGGATAAAATTATCAAGGGTGGATATAAATATCTTGGTAAGATTTTCCAGGGCGTTGATACAAATGGTGGATTAGAAGCGCAGACCATTGGCGAAGGGGTTGATACACTCAAAGATGAAACGCTTACCAAGTCAAAGATTGAAGACGTGGCAATGTCAATTGGAATGCCGTTATCCCTGTTATTGGCTAATTCTGCTAACTACGCTACGGCATTAGTCGAATATAAAGAATGGTATGAGAACAGCCTTGCGCCGTGGTGCGACTTCATGGCAGAGGAAATGAACGATAAGTTATTCAAGCCTCTAGGGTTACGTTTTGAATTCAGGCCCGAGATGACAGACCCCGGACAGGAGGATGAGGTCGCGCGGGCAAGTGCTTATTCAACGTATGTGAATGCCGGAATAAAGCCAAGTGTTGCCGCGCAGGTCATTGGCATGGAATTACCTGAGGGTATAGAATATGAAGCCCTTGATGAAATGCAAGAAGAGAAACGCCAGCAGGCTATTGAAATGGTGCAGAAGAAACAAGGTTCGAGTGATACACAATCAGAAAAGGAGAAACCCGATGCCCTACAAAAAGAAAAAAAAGAAGTAGGCAAGTTCGTTCCAAGCCTAGACCAACTGCATGAATTAGAGACATGGCGCAAGTTTGCATTCAGGAAGAATAAGAAGGGCGAATCGTTAGACTTCCCGTTTGATGTGAAAACCTTACCTGATGATATTGCCGATGGTATCAGGGAGCGACTGTTACAGGCGACCGATGAGGACAGTATCAAGGCGGCGTTTGAATTGAAATACAGTCCTGACCAAGCAAGGGACGAAGTTGGAAGATGGACAGAAGAAGGAAACACGGATAATTCTTATGGTGAATTGATAAAGAAAACCGATACTGGAGATGAAATATATCAATTACGTAACGCCAAGAATCTACCAAATAAGTCAATTATTGCTGTACAAATGACCGGAAAGAATATCTATATAAGCACGGATACAGATATGACCCACGGTAAGATGATACGTGAAATAAATGGAATTGATGATTCGGTAGATAATTACGTGCGTTTTGAATATGGATATGGTAACAGAAACGAAATGATAGCAAGCATAGCAAGTGCCGGAGTAATAGTTGACAGTTCTTGGTTTGATGGAGGCAAGACGAGAGCTATAGATAATATTTACAAGGCTATTGACAAATTGGTTTCTATTGGTCTTCCAACCAATACAGTTGTAAGAATTATGGATTATGGCAATCCAGATATATTAACAACTGCAAAATCATTTTCACCTGATTACGCAATTCTTGAACTGGCAGACGCTATCAACAAGGCGGCTGAATTATCTGTACTGCCAGAAATTAGGGCAACGGAACAACCAATGATCGTGGCTGATTTGGTGGAACCGACAAATGAATCTAATTGACTTGCTCGCTGATGTCGTAGATACCGTGCCGGATGTCAAGGCGCACTTGAAGCCAGAAACACTGGAAGCATTGAAGAATGCCAACACCTACGGCCGCCAGTTGTGGAAATACTGCCTTGACCTGTACCGGACGGGCGACGGTGGGGTATTCCTTGGCCTGTTCATAGACGCTATCAAGAATCAAATGACAAGAGCCTGGAACGAGGGAGCGCGCGAAGTTGGAGTAGACCCCAAAGAGATGACCGATGATGATAGAGCCGAATTAAAGGCAATCATTGACGGTGAGTACGACCAGATAATCAAGTTGGCAGAGGCTATCATGGAGTCGCGCTCTGGCACACTAGATGAATTCAGGCAGAAATTCAGGAGTCGCATTGATCTATGGGTAAACCGCTATACTGATGTGATTGGACGCGCACGAGTGTACTTTGGTGGGAAGACACGGCTAAAATGGACACTGGGTAAAACCGAGGAACATTGCGAAACATGTGCAACATTGAATGGGATAGTCGCATTCGCGTCTGAGTGGGAACAGGCGGGTATCAAACCACAGTCACCGCCGAATGGTATGCTCGCTTGCTCCGGCTGGAATTGTGATTGCTCACTTGAACCGACAGACCAACGCCGTTCACCAAACGCGCTTGAAACATTGATGAATATTGCAACGGCAAGGAATATTGACAAGTCTATGAAATACGACCCAGATCAACCACGAGTACCGGCTGGCGATCCTGAAGGCGGGCAATGGACGAGTGAAGGCGAAAAACAATATATTGGTACAATTGAATTTGGCGAAACATCTGGCGTAGCAGAATCGCGCGGAGATAAAATAATAGTAAATAAATCAAGGTTTATATCATTATCTTATGACGATAAACTTAGTGTCATAATCCACGAAATATCACATTCAACAGTAGATCAATGGATTGATGAACATGCTGATCCAGAATGGGAAATAGCAAAAGAAGCATTATTAATTAAATATAGAGAGGATACCGAAGGGATTCCACATTATTTATTTGTTGGTGGTGAAACAAAACTAACCGAAGCAATTGCGTCTTCAATTACAAGTTATATATTGAAAGGCAACAATGCTGAATTTACAATATTTGACCCAAAGCTTGGGAATGTTTCCGTTGATCCAAAATGGAAAGAGTGGGCAGAAAGTGTTATAAATAGATCGGGCTATTCAAGAGAAGGTATTTTATTTCAATCTATGCAGTTTGTTGATAAACTAGAGTGGAGATAATTAATGGAACAAATTGATTATGAAGATTTGAAAAACTATTCATTGAATTATGCACCACCAAAAAAAGGAATAAGGCTTTTATTTAATCCAACGATTGTAATAATCGGTATTTCTTATTCAATGTTTTCCAAAACTATATGTATTTATCCATTACCTATGATAACAATTCAAATACAACTATGAAAAGTACATTGAATCTATTAACAGGCGATAGAAAACTTTTCTTTGATGCTACCACACCAAGAGAGGCGGTTATAGCGTCATACGCATTAGATAATGGAGACGCGAATACTTGGGATTGGGATAATAGATATTCGTTACTTATTAAACAGACAGAGCGATGTATTTTTTGTGGTGATTGGGGAATTGTAAAAGACGCATGATCTCCTTCAAAGTTCGTGGCCTTGAAGAAGTCGAGCGGTTCTTGAAAGAGTTGCCGCGTGGCACATTGCGTACAGCTGTCAAGGCGTTCTCTGAGTATATACTTGGCAATAAACAGCGAGGATTGAGACATTATGTGCCTGAGAAACGGGTGACGCGCACGCAGGCTTATGGCAGACCGTTCGAGACCGAGAAACAGAGACGGTGGTTCTTTGCCAATCTGCGAAGCGGAAAACTAAAAATACCCTATCAACGCACAGAAAAACTACGGCAAGGTTGGATAATGCAAGGCAATGAATACCAGAAAAAGATCACAAACAAAGTACCTTACGCGCCTTATGTACAGGGCATCGCCGGTCAATCCAGAATGAGCCGCAAGATAGGTTGGCGTTCATGGCTGGAAGTTGTACAGACCAATATGAAAGGCGCGATGCTGTCAACCAGACAGGCGGTTGCCAGATGGATAAAGGCTAAGGGGAAATAAATAGAAACCGGTCAACAAGACGCTATGCGACTCATTGCCGGTTTCTTGTTGCTTGCGCTGCGAATCTGAGTTCTGGTCAGCCGTCGCAAGTCATTATGGGTCAGGTCGCTCGATTTTGTGATGCCGTCGCCGTTCCTGTCCTGCGCCTCTAATCCAAGTCGAGTTCTTGTGGTTTCGCCTCGGGGGAGCAATTAAGGGGAATTTCACCCCGGCAATTGGTCGGCCAACACCAAACCTCACATTACGTCTTAGTGGCGAATCGCCCTCACTGCCATAACTAAATATATTATAGCACGCTTGTCAATATACAAACATTAGAGTTTTCTCATAATTATTGTAATCTCATACGTGCGTGTATATAATTGACGTATGGATAATCATACCTGTCGTGCCTGCCTATCAACCGATCTTGAACTGTTCCTTGATTTGGGGATGCAACCTTTAGCCGGTGGTTTCCTGACACAAGAGCAGATACCACATGAGCAGAAATACCCATTACGGGCTTATGTGTGTCGTTCCTGTGGGCTTGTACAGATATTCGATGTTATCCCACCGTCTACGCTGTTTGACAATTACCTGTTCTCTTCATCGACAATTCAATACCTGGTTAATCACTTTGCCAACTATGCCAAATGGCTTACTGACAATTATCATCCTGAATTTGTGATTGAATTCGGCTGCAATGACGGGGTACTGCTGGAGCCGTTGCAGAAATTTGGCATTCGCTCTATTGGCGTTGATATCAGCCACAACATCACCGAATTGGCACGGTCAAAAGGATTACATGCCATAACTGGATATTTCGATGTTGACATGGCAAAGGATATCCGTAAGAAACACGGCGCGGCCGATATCGTGACCGGTTCTAACGCCTTCCCGCATAATGATAATCTTGGGACGATCCTTGAAGCATCCCGTGAAATGCTGAAAGATAACGGGCATCTTATCCTTGAAATGATGTATGCCGGCGCATTGCTTGAAAAGTTGCAGTGGGATTCAATGTACCATGAACACTTGAATTATTTCTGCCTGTCAACTCTGGAAGTCCTGCTACTACGTTATGGATTTCATGCGGTACACGCGGAGATAGTTCCCATGCACGCCGGGTCATTGAGAGTAGTATGCGCTGTTGACCCGTCAGAGTATCCCGATAACACGGTTACGGAAATGTTCCGCAAAGAAATGGCAGATGGATTACAGGTTGTTGAAACGTGGCACAAGTTTTCGCAAAATGTACAACGCCAAATAGAAGTTGTTATGAATGTGTTATTTGAACTGGCTCTCAACAAATCGAGAATCGCGGCCTATGGCGCGTCTGGAAGGGCGTCGATGTGGTTGAGTACATGCAATTTAAGTTACCTTGAATACATCATTGATGAAAGCCCGTTGCGAGCTGGTAAATTGATGCCCAGAGTGCATACTCCGATTGTCTATCCCGATAAATTCAGGGAGTCACCACCCAACTATTGTCTAGTAACCGCATGGAACTATTTCGAGCAGATTAAGCATAAGCATCCCGAGTTCAATGGTATATGGGTATTACCCGCGCCGGAAATGAGGTTTGTGTGAGCACGGAATATTATCTTGTTTGTGAAAGATGCAAGGAATTGGTATGGTTGACTGACAACAAGGCCAATCCATTTCCAGATCAAGAATTAGTGAAAAGATTTTTAGGCCAACATGGATGTTGTAAGCCAGTCCTAAAAAGTGAATACATGCTTACGGATAATGAACGGCTAGAATACAGAAACAGATTTGCGGACCAATTTATTATTGAGAATGTTACAGATTGGATAAACGGAGATAGTGATTTATGAAGCCCTTCCTGTCAATCCTTATCCCCACATATAATCGTGCTGAAATGACCCTTGAGGCCGTTGCCAGTGTTGGCAATAATCCAGAGGTTGAAATCATAGTTGTTGATGATTGCTCAACCGCAGAAGAATACGACAAACTAACTGATGGACTTGGCAATGTAAAAACTGAATGTAAAATAAATTCATTTTTGCAAGCCGATAACGTTGGCATGACTAAGAATTTCAATACGTGTATGAAAGTCGCTAACGGTGAATGGTTCGGACTTATCGGCTCAGATGATTACTACAAACCCGGCGCGATTGACCGGGTTGTTCAAGCGTTACACCATCTTCCGCCATGTCTTATGGTCTATGCCCGTGATGGTAAGGCAAAGGTATTACCACCCGGCATTGAAACTGTAAGAAATATGCAATTACCCTCCGGCTCTGGTAATTTCTGGCACAGGTCAATCTATGAGGACTTAGGCGGGTTTGACGAACGGTTGACATTCTCGCCCGACGCCGAATACTGGTACAGGATCGCCACAAAATACCCCGTTGCCGAATCACCTGAGAAATTCAGTATTTATCGTGAACACGGTAATAATCTGATGTATGACACATGGCGGCAGCAGGCGGAGTTCTTGAAACAGATCAAGCTCATTACCCGATTGAACATGGTGCATCGCGGAGAGGATACAACAGACCTCGACCTTGTTGTTGCCAATGAAGGCAAGGCGGTATGGGATACGATAATCTATATCCTGCGAGTAACCAGCACAAAGCCCGAGAAATTTGATATATTTGATATGTATATTGATGCTGGACTGAGATTGGCATTCACGAAAGATAGACTGGATGCCATAAAGTCATTGATGAATGCGAGAAATAAGAAATGATAATGACGTGGCAAGATTACATCTACGTTAAATGTGGAATAAGTTTAGCTATTATGCTTATCGGTTTAATTTCACTTGTTATTGCTTATTCCCGTGACAAAAAGAAACGCAAAAATAGCAAACCCATCAATAAAGATTTTTTCGATTGGAGAGAACTGAAATGAGAAAAGGATCAAAGAAAGTAACGGAAATAAGAGCTCCAGAACCACCGATAGATTACGAATCCCCCGAGGATAAACCCAATTATGAAAAATTAGTTATAAAAGTTGGCTCGGTTCAAGATATCCTCCTGCGTCTCTGTGATGCCTGTCACGAGATGGATACCAGAACAGAGCCGTGGGCTAGTATCAGGAAAGATATTGAGAGGCTGAAATGAGTGACACGAGAACCGGAAAACAAATATCAGACTTCGATCAAATGCTATCTGGTATTGAGGATTTAGCGAAAGCTCTGGGGCAATATCGAAATGAACTTATCAAAAACGGTTTACCTGAGAATCTTGCCAATGATATGATAAGTGATATTTCAAAATTGATATGGCAGAAATCGTTAGGATTGAAAGAATGACAAAGATCACCTTTATCTGCAATACCCACAACGAAGAGCCGCGGATTGACTACATTCTGAAACCCGCCGTCAAATGGGCGGACGAGGTTATTATCATCGATAAGGGATCAACGGATAATACAGAACAAATTATCCACGACAACTATCCGACCGTAAAATTTATAAACGTCGGTGAAATCCTCGAAGGCACCGAGGATCGTCAGGCGTGGGTAGATTATTCCTCGAACGACTGGATATATTGGGGCACGCCTTCTGAGATACCTACGCCTAAATTGATTGAGCGTGTAAAGGAGATGATTGATGGAGATTACGACCTTATCACCGTTCCCCGTAAAATGTACATGCTCGGTATCCACTCTGAATTTTCACCCTGGAAGATTGCAAATTTCAAATTCTGTTTCAACCGTACACGCACAAATGTGTCCAACAGAATCCATCACAACTTTAGCGCCAAGAACGGGAAAGAAGGGCACATCCCGTTTTCAGATGATTGTTGTGTCTATCACCTAACATACACATCGGCTAAATACTGGCTAGAAACGAATATTCAGTATTGGCAGGCAGAGGCACTCGGTTCTGACGATCCAGCATATGACATATCATGCGCAATGATGGCAATCAAGCAACATGAAAAGAAATTGATTGACGGTGGCGAAGAAACAAGGTTATTGTATTTTGCATGGATGCTGTATCAGTTGGGAAAGGCGTTCTGCCTTGAAGAGAAACGGCGCGGTATGGACGTACGCGCGGAATACAAGAAGATTTATGACGTGGTATTGAAGGAGTGGGAATGAACATTGAAGGTACAGAACTCCCCGGCGTGTATTTCGGCACATTGGATATCCATTCTGACACTCGCGGTTTCTTTGCAGAGATATACCGAATACCGTCTGTATTCAGACTAGGTGACACGAACTATAAACAGCACAACATATTCTCTTCTAAACAGCGGGTGCAGCGTGGATTGCACTACCAACCCGTTCACCCACAGGGAAAGTTTATGATGCCGATAACCGGATGTATCTTTCATGCCGTGGTCGATCTGCGCAAAGACCTCGCAACTTATGGAAAATGGTATGGCAGACAGTTAATGCCCTATGAGTTCATAATATCACCGGCATCTTGCATGACTGGTACACTGGCAATGTGGGAAGATAACATCGTCTATGAAATGGTGACAGACTATTACTATCCAGGTGAAAGTGTTTCTGTGGCATGGAATGACCCGGATCTGGCTATTCAATGGCCGATGGAATACCCTATTCTGAAAGAAGAGGATGCCAACGGTAAATCATTCAAGGAGGTGTTTGGTGATTGACGTTGTTTCTGGTTTTGAGGACATGGTTATCTACGAGGATGCCAAATGCGCATTCAAGGGTGACACCCTGCTGGAACTAGCAAAGAAATATGACCTGCATGTGTTTATTGAGACAGGTACTTATGCGGGTGAGATGATAAAGTACATCAATGCCCGCCACAATTGGTACAGGATTTATTCCATTGAACTCGGTGATAGATTGGCAAAGCGCGCAATGAAGTTATTCGATGCCGTTGAGAATGTCTCTATCTGGCAAGGTTCAAGTGATGAAATGTTGAAGAAACTAAATCCGCTTCGCCCCGCTCTGTTCTGGCTTGATGCCCATGCCTGCGGCGGGGTGACCGCAAGGGGCAAGAAGATCACCCCTATTCTGGAAGAGCTTGATTCGGTTGTGAATGACATTGACCATGTTATTGTGATTGATGACCTTGACAACCTGCCTAAGTGGGGCGTGACATTGCAACAGTTGAAGGATTTCATCATTGCGCGAAAACAAAGCACGTGTTTTGAGGTTAGGGATACCATGCTGATTTGTGAGCCGGAGAATGGGTTATGAATATATTTGAGAGATTATCAATACCAAGAAAAATAAAACTGACGGATGGATTCATTACAAAATTAACAACTTATCAATCACGTGAATATTTACTTACAAAAAGAATGTTAGACAATTTATTAAAACTTACCGTTGTGATAATAAATATCGGAGTACGCCATCCAGAATTTATTATAGACAATATGCCCATTTTGGAATTTTCTAATAAACTTGGCGAGGATAATAAAAGTATTGCAGAACAATTGATTGAGGCAAATCAATGTGTTTTAGGTCTTTTAGAAGAATATGACGATATCTTATAGCATGACCGTATCCGCTATCGTCTCTGCTTATTACGCCAAAGACTTCATCCGCGCACGTCTGGATAATTTGATGTACCAAGTTCCGAGACCAGAGGTTATCGTCGTGGCGCAGCTTGGCAGCCTTGAGGCGGAAATAGCAAAGACCTATGATATTATGTGGATACTCACGCCCGATATCCCTACCATTTATGCCGCGTGGAATATGGCTATCAAGGCATCCAATTGCGACTATATTACGAACGCCAACTGTGACGATCACATCTATTCAGGCTCATACGCAGAAATGGCAAAGGTGCTGAATGACGATCAGTCAATTGGACTAGTTTATGGTAATGAGAATCAGACGGACGGAAAGACCAACATCCTCAAACAGCGGCCGCAAGGCGACTTTGGTTTACTAACCAAGATGTGTTTTGTCGGGCCAATGCCGATGTGGAGAAAGTCTTTACACGACAAGTTTGGTTATTTCAATGAGAGCTTCAGGGTGTGCGGTGATTATGAGTTCTGGCTGCGCATTGCGGCGAATGGCGTGAAGCTCCATCATATCCCGAGGGCATTAGGACTATACTTGAATAGACCTAATTCAGCAGAACATCGGCAAAGAATAGTGGCAACCTCCGAAAAGGAATTCCTACAGAGGACTTATTCCGGGATAAAAGTCATGCAGAATATATGATATTCATTACTTGACTATCGGTTTGTGTGATTTATTGTTAAGTTGGAGGCCGATATGAAAACAACCAAATTGCTTTATCTTGTTACACTGATATTTGGACTTTTATCCAGTTGCGGATTTACAGCATCAAGATTTTCCAGTCAGGGATTTTATATTCATAGCCTTGATTTTATCTATTGCACATCACAAGAAACGTGTATTCACGAACAGGCGCATAGACTTGACAGACAACACGGAGATATTAGCAAGACTACCGAGTTTGCGATTTCCGTTACGCTGTTTGCAATCAGACACCCCGAATGTGTTTGGAGCGAACATATTATGGCTTACGAAACTTCATGGGAAGAAGTTTATGCTAGAATGTACGGGAGTGTTAATGGGAACATAGATATGATGCCAGCAGAATTACGGAGGTTCTATGAATAATGGACTTGCTAGTTTGTGTGACAAGTGCTTCAAAAAATACTGGAGGTGGGAATTCACAATTTACACATTGCCTATTGGAAATTGCAAGCTATGTGGTGAGAAACTTGTTGGAGACGATAATCACACTATCTCTGAACAATATTTTTACGAAATGATGAATAAAATAAACAGGCCCGCTATTGACATTTAACGGTAATCTGTTATTATGATTTCAATTGAATAAAGGTTCTAGTCGGTTGGTGGATACCATAAACTAAAACCCGCGCTTGTCAAAGGATTTTGAGAGCCGAAGTGTAACTCATACGAGTTCATTTTGGCTCTTTTGTGTTAAGGAGGTTTTATGGGTAATGAAACAGATAGCATGATTTACTTTGGTGATGCTGTAAAGGCTCTCGGTGACGGTAAAGTAGCTGGTTATCTTGTGCGCTATTCAGGGGCAAATGACCCTGATCTGACAGATGACTTTTTCACAAAGGAAACAGAGTACGGCGTTGTTGACGGTTCAAACTTACCGGTTTTCTATCAGCACGGCATGGATGAAAAAATGGGCGTGAAATCAATCGGGCGCGGCACGATCAAGATAGACGATATTGGTCTATGGATCGAAGCCCAATTGAATATGCGTTCCGAGTATGAACAGGCGATTTACCAACTTGCCAAAGACGGCAAATTGGGTTGGTCGTCTCAAGCTGCCGGTACGCTCGTTTCCCGTGAAAGCATAGGTAAGTCGTACAACATCAAGAGTTGGCCTATTGCAGAAGCCAGCCTTACACCAACGCCAGCAGAGCCACGAAACAATGTAATCCCTATCAAGTCTTTAATCACTACCTTGCCGGTGGATACCGGGGGGAAGGAAAAACTTATTGTTAACGAAAGTGAGGTCAAAATGACCGAAGAAGAGTTGAAGGCAATGCAAGACAGCATTGCCGAAGTTGCAGCCTCTGTTAAGGCTTTGGTTGCAGCTAATGAACCGGAGGTAAAAGCCGGTTACCAGGTTGATGTGATCGAGGATGAAGCCGATAAGGCCGCAAAACTCAATCCATTCAAAAGCGCCGGTGAGTTTTTCACCGCTGTAAAGCGTGCTGGAACTGGTGGGGAAACCGACAAACGGTTACTTGCCATGAAAGCCGCTGCCGGGGCAAATGAATCCACTCCATCAGAAGGCGGATTCCTTGTTCAACAGGATATCGCATCTAATATCCTTGAAAAAACATGGTCAACCGGGTCTGTCCTTTCGCGCTTCAATGCTATGCCAGTTCAAGGCAATGGCATGAAGATCAACGTGATTGACGAAACCAGCCGCGCTGATGGATATCGCGGTGGTGGGATTTTAGGTTACTGGTTGGCAGAAGCCGGTGAAAAGACTGCCACAAAAACCAAGTTGCGCCAAATCTCTCTTGATCTGAAAAAGGTCGCCGCTCTGTGTTACGCGACCGATGAGCTTCTGGAAGATGCTTCCGCTCTTGAAAGTTGGATCACAACCAATGTTCCACAAGAACTCCGTTTCCAGGTTGAGGCGGCTATCGTTAATGGAAATGGCGTAGGTAAACCACTCGGTATCCTGCAAAGTCCCGCATTCTATGCAATTGAACGCCAGACCGCTGGTGCTTTCATTGATGCTACCGATCTTGGCAATATGTGGGCACATCGCTACACAGGCGCGAATGATTATGTCTGGTTTGTTTCCAGCACGATTTTCCCGCAGTTGATGAATCTGACCGTCGGGACTACGCCTGCTTACATGCCTCCGGGTGGATTATCCGGTTCTCCTTATGGAACGATCTTTGGACGCCCGGTTGTTGAGACCGAGTACAACCCATCTCTCGGAACAGCCGGCGACATCCTGTTGGCCGCGCCTTCACAGTACGCCCTCATCGCTAAAGGTGGGATCAAAAGCGCAAGCTCCATCCATGTGAAGTTCACCACCGATGAAACCGCTTTCCGCTTTGTCTATCGTGTTGATGGAGAGCCTACCTGGAATGATAAAGTTTCTTCATACTACGCTTCCAGTGACTATGTTTCTCCGTTTGTTGGCCTGTTGGCTACCTCATAGAAAGGAGGATAATTATGGCTGATCTACGCTATTCAGAAGGTTTGAAAGTTATTCCCCTCCTCTCTCCGGTCGCTTACACCTCGACCGCACTGGATACTGAATATGTTGATATGAAGTTGAATCACTGGGCATCGTTCCTTGTGCATTTTGGAGCTTGTACCAGTGATACATCTGATACCGTGACTGTGACAGTCCTGTGCAGTTCCGTATCAACATCGGCAACCGGTGACGGCATCCCCTTCCAGTATCGCCTGTCCGGGATGTTCGAAGAGGACAATATCGGCGCTATCACTTCTGCTACATCGGATGGAGTTGCGCTTACCGCTTCAACCGATCCTTCACTCGCATTCACAGACAGACTGTTGCAGATTGAGGTCAACGCAGATGACCTACCGGCTTACAAGTCGGATGGGCGCTTCCTGTCATTGGTGATTACACCAACAGCAGACGGCGGCGGGGTTGTGGGAGTTACTGCGATCCTTGAACCGCGTTATCCCGGAAATGACATCCCGAGCTCTACTTAACGGTAGTTTATCGGTAGTCAAGGGGGAGGCGAAATCCTCCCCCTTTAGGAAAATAAAATATGGCAGATTATTGCTCAACGAGTGACGTGAAAGCGGAAATGCCGGATAGTGGACTCGCGTCATCTACCGATGCAACGTATGACACAGCCATTGGAAACCTGATAACTTCCGCTTCACGTTTGATTGATAAGGAAGTCGGGCGTGAAGCGAATTGGTTTTCATCCACAGATGAACAGACCAGATACTATGATGGATCGGGCGAAGTCACACAGGAAATTGACGAATGTCACACATTGACAACCGTTTCTGTGTCTGAGAGCGGCTATCTTAGTTCGTCTGAGTACACAGACTGGACGCTGGATACAGATTATTTTATTGCGCCCTATAACTATTCAGACTTGGGAATACCTTTTGATCGACTTATTGCTTATTGGAGTGGAACAAAGTATAAGTTCCCGCGTTTCCGTAAATGTGTGAAAGTGGTTGGTCAATTCGGGTATTCTGCTACTCCTCCAGATGACATAAAGCAAGCTTGCAAGATTCAGGCAATGCGCTGGTTCGGGCGGGCTAAGCAAATGTATCAGGACGCATCCGCAAATGCAATGACCGGGCAATTGATCTACGTCAAGGAGCTTGACCCGGATGTGAAAGAGCTTTTGATAAGTTACCAATTAGGAAACATGGTATGAGCATTATTGATACTACTATCCAACGCATTCAGACCATAGCGAAAGCCACGGCGATTGACGCGACGCACTTTATTGCGAACGCGCCTGATTACCCCGTAGAAGATGCCGGCATATTACCAGAATCCATTGCTTATATAGCCGATGGAAATAGCACGGCAGTCAACGCCACTGATATCAAATTCATTGTGAATATCGGATGTGATATCCATTTTGACCGTACTATTATGCGAACAACTTACCAAAGAATAGATACTTTTCTTCCTGATTTTGTTCAAAGATTAGGAGGTGATCCAACTCTCTCTGATTCGGCGAGCACTATAATTTACCCGGTCACTTTCACTGTTGCACCCGCCGAATGGAACACCATCGTTACTCAATGCGTGAGTTTCATAATCCCTGTGAAATTCAAACTATTAACCCCCACGGTGACACCATGAAAGATACATTGATCGTCATGGGGTCGCACCCTGCCACAAGAAACGAATTCGATTGGACGCGAGAAGATTGTGATATTGTCGTGTTCAATGAAGCTTGCAAAATGGAATGGGTAAAGCGCGCCGATTACGTGATGCAAATGCACTTACCTATTATCTGGCGAAATCCCGGTAACCGCAATGACCCAAAACATTATGAGTGGTTGAAGTCCGGGAAAACCCCCATTGTCTTGATGCAAGAACAGTATGATGACGTGCCACGGGCACAACGGTATCCGATTGAAGATGTATTGAAAATAGGCCACAAATATCTGACTTCATCTGCTGCCTATGCTATAGCTTTCGGTATTGTTGATGGCTATCAACGTATTGAGATTTACGGCGTGGCAATGGATACGAACACCGAGTATCAACATCAGAGACCCGGCGTAGCTTACTGGGTAGGTTTGGCTGAAGGTTCAGGGGTTGACGTTGACTTTCACGGGAATCTATTTGACTGCCCTTTGTATGGTTACGAAGGGAATATCAAATTCCCGTATTCGTTCTTTGATGAACGGCTGAAAGAAATCTCTATCCCACTGAAAACGACTTTTGATATCTATAATGATGCCTGTGAAAAAGCCAATACATTGATCGTTGATTATTTGAACACCGGAAAGAACGACAAAGAGTTGATAACCCTGTTACAGAAGCAATCCGAGTTGGGCGCAAACTATGGCCTGCAACGTGGCGCAGAGCAGGAGATCAAGAGGTATAAAAATAATGCCGACATACAGATCAATGCCACGGGTGATTATATATCCAACCGACAAGAGTTTGAATTCCACGCGGCGACATTTGCAAAAAACCGTGATGTTGCCATTGTCAACACAACCGAACTTGGTAAGAAATGCCAACAGAGCTTTGAGGTTGTGCGGTCTACTGGAAATAAGGCCAAGCGCAAGAACCGCATGGATCAATTCAAAAGTGATGTGGCTAGATATGTCGAAGAATCCATCAAGGTTGGTATGTTTGACGGCGCTGCTAAAGAGAACAGATATCTCATGTCAAAGTTGGATGAATTGATTCTTATGGCGGGCGGTTCAAAGAGTGAGGAAATCTTGAAGGAGGCATTAGTTGAGAATCGGGCATAATCCTTTGAGAGCAGATAAACTCCCCGAATTGCCAATGCGGATAATGTCCGTTATTACCCACTTGCCAAACAGGGACGGATACCACTCGCACCGCTTTGATGTGATAAAAGCCTGCCTTGAAAGTATGCGGCATGGTGCGCCGGGTATTCCCGTCATGGTCTGGGATAACGGCTCATGTAAAGACATGACCGATTGGTTACAGAATGAATATAAACCAGAGACATTGATACTATCTCCCAACATAGGCAAGTCGAATGCGCGGGTCGCTTTATTCCGCATGGTACGTACAGATGCAATCATGTCCCTGTGTGACGATGACATGTTGTTTTATCCGGATTGGTGGGATGCCTGCGAACACTTGTTAAAGACCTTCCCGGATGTTGGCAAAGTATCCTGCTATCCCGTGCGCACACTCCAAAAGTGGATGCACTTTACAAAGAAATGGGCGAATGATAACGCGGTACTGGAAGTTGGAAAGTTCATATCCGATGAAGAGGATTACGACTTCTGTACATCTGTTGAAATTCCTTATGACTATCACCTGGAAACCACAAAGAACGAGATGGATTACCGGGTTAACTACAACGGGACTATGGCTTACTGCTACGCCCATCATTGTCAATTTATGGCGTATGTCAGCCGAATAACCCCGTTCTTATTGCGTAATGATAATTTCATGGCAGATGAGCATCCCTTTGATGGCGCGGTTGATAATGCCGGATTATTGCAGTTGACCACGGTAAAAAGATACGCCCGGCATATTGGGAATATTGTAGACCATAAAGTTTTCTCAGACCTTATTGATATGGGATTGGTAAATGTAATGGAGGCAACATGAAATATATTGGCAAAGGTTTCATTCCGGGAATTCCCGCGCGCAATTTAACACTCGCAGAAGTGAAGCGTTTTGGGAAAGAATATCTAATTTCAACGGGGTTATATGTTGAAAAATTATCGGTAAAAGTCAAGGAGGTAACAAATGGCGAACGGAATTAAAGCATTACGTCAAATTCAGATGAGTCGGGAAACTACTCAGGGCACAGCAACAACAGACTTCTCGCCGTGGCGCGGAATTGGCACTCTGGCAGATTCGCGCGAGAGCGTCTTCCCGGAAGAGGATATCGGCATCTTTGCCGGGACAGACAGACAGTATTTCCCCAAACTCGCGGCTACTCTCGAAATGGATGAGATCGAGGCCACGTTCGAACAATTGCCGCATATCTTGGACGCGGGTATAAAAAGCGTCACGTCCGCCACTGATACGGGAACGGACTACATTAGAACCTATACATGGCCGATTGTTTCCAGTGACACAGTGGAATCTTCTGACTTGCAGACATATTCCTTCAAGTGTGGCGACAACAACGAAGTGGAGAAATTCGGCTTTGGGTTTGTCAAAGAATTCAGCTTATCTGGTACGGCTGGTGAAGCATGGAAAGTAAAATCTACATGGGAAGGCCGCGAAGTTGCCAGTGATTCAGACGGGTTTGTGACTGTAACTATTCCCGAGGTAGAGGAAGCGTTATTCAGCAAATCTAAACTGTACATTGATAATTCATCCGATACCATTGGAACGACCTTAGTAAGTAACACTTTGATTAGTGCTGAACTGAATGCAACAACTGGTTGGCAGGCGGTTTTCACCGGCTCTGGTCGTTTAGATTTGTCATTCATCAAACAGGTGCAACCAGAGATCAAACTTGACATTACCTTCGAACACAACGCAACTGCCGCTGCCGAAAAGGCCGCATGGCGAGCCGGAACTCCACGGCTTATCAAAATACTTTGCGAGGGTAGTGCGTTTGCGACAGCCGGAGTGTTATATACCTACAACAGCATGATTATCAATCTTGCTGGTAAGTGGGATACATTCGAGAAAATTGACGAACAGGACGGTAACGATATTGTGACTGGGCATTTCATCGCCCGCTACAATTCTACAGCCGCTCTGTTTGCTTCGATTGTGGTAGTCAATGATGTGGCCAGTCTATGAAAGTTATAGATGAAATTACAAACGGACAAGTAATAAAGTTCTTTCGCTTAATGCGGGCTGTTGATACAAAAGATTTTTCATCTCCAGAATATTCGACACTGGTAGTTTCATCTGCAATTGAAACAGGCATGGTTACTGGAATAACCGTAGAAGAACTTGATACTATGCGGACTGGTTCGGTTGTAACTATTGCCGGAAAGGTAAACAAGGCTCTTGTTGTTTGTATGACACCAGACCCAAACTGATGAAGGTGGTGGTAGATTACATTGAAGGAAAATCCCCACCACCGAAAGAACTTGAGTTAGTTTGGCAATGCGAAAGATTTCATTCATTACCACTAGCAGGAGGAGTATTGGATCAACCCCACAACCTCATGATGAATATGAATATCGCCATGAATGTTTATACGGCATGGAGTGGGTGGAAGAATTGCGATCCAAAAGAAACAGGTGAGTGGATCAAGAGAAACCCTAAGCTATACGATATATGTAATGTGATTATTAAGGAAAAGTTACATGACTGAAAAGATAGATATTGTTATCAATGGAATTGATAATGCGACAAAAGAAATAAAACAAATCACTAATTCCGTTAATAAATTAGATGACAATGTTCAAGATTCTCGCATGGCTTTTACTGAATTCAATTCGGCATTGATGCTTGCCGAAAAGGGATTAGGGTTTTTAAAACAGGCGTATGAAGCAGTAGTCGATCCTACAATAAAATATGCCGATGCTGTTAGGGACGTTATGTATCTATCCGGACAAACAGCGGAGGAAAGCAGCCGGATAATTCAGGTATTAGACGACTTCAAGGTTTCTACGTCCGCACTTGAAATGGCGCAAAAATCACTTTCAAAAGAAGGTTTGACACTCACGGTAGACACACTAGCAAAGCTATCAGATCAATACATAGAGTTGGGAAACGATGCAGACAGAACCGCATTCTTAATAAAAAACTTTGGTCGTTCTGGTATGCAAATGGCCGAATTGATGAGACAGGGAGGCGTAGCTATCCGTGAGGCTAATGATGCCATAGAAAAAAACCTTCTTCTCACAAATAAAGAGGTAGCAGCAGCAAGGCAATACGAAAAAGCATTGGACAGTTTAAATGATACACAACAAGGATTGGCAATAACCATTGGAAATAAGGTTGTTCCAATACTTGAAAGAAACTTATCTGGAATAAAAAGTTACATTGATGCAATCCAAATAGCCACAAAAAAAGGTAATATTTATGGGACTATGTGGGAATTTGTAAATCTTAGGATTAAGGACAATAATCAGAGATTAATTGATGCAGAAAACAATATGCTTCTGGCCGGTGATTCTATGGAAACAGCAGCCGAAAAAGCGAAAAAGTTAGCCGATGCCGAGAAAGAAGCAGCCGATAGAGCTAAAGAATTGTCTGATATGAACAAAGACTTATATTCAACTATCATGGATGTTCAACACGAGAATGATAAATACACAACAAAACTTATAGACTTACAAACAGAGGAACAAAAGCTTAACGGAGAGTTGAACAATTTAATAGCGCAGGGGTGGTCACCAACAAGCGAAAAGGTTCAGGACGTTACTAACAAATTGAACGACAACAAACAGGCAATGACGGACTTAGCGACAGAACATGATAGAGCCATGAGCTTGATGACATACAACCTGTTTATTGCAAAATTGCAAGCTGACGGATTTACTGATGCAGAGTTCGATATGGCATTGCAAGCCGGTTTGACCGCTGGTGTATTAGACCAAAAATCAGTTGACATGGCAAGAGCCATGAACGATACAGCGAATGCGGCAACCGGGGCAAAGGATGAAACAGTAAAGTTAAAGACGGCGGTAGACAACCTAGCCAATAAAACAGTTTATGTCGATGTTGTTACTAGATATACAGATGATTATGGCCGTCGTGCTGCTGGTACGGCTCCCGGTCGCGCTTCTGGCGGATCGGCTTCTGGTCTAACATGGGTAGGAGAGCGCGGCCCGGAACTTGTCGATCTTCCTCCTGGATCGTATGTGCATTCAAATTCTGATAGTAAACAAATGGCTAGCAGCGGCGGCATTACTTTGGTTTATTCACCCATGATTTCCCTGGCGTCAGAAGCAGAAGCAGAGCGGGTATTACTTCCTATGTTACGTAAATTACAGAGGCAAGTTGGCTAACTGGGGCGAGTTTGTTTACGGTGATGGAACGCTGTGGGGCGGTACGGTTGTTGTCTATGGAACGTACCCTAATGTAGAATATGCTTTGTCAATTGACTGGAATAATGACGGGACATATTCGAGCTCCGAACAAGAACAAGATACCATGTTAGCGTGGTCGTCAGAACGCGGACGCGATTTCTTTCTTAATTCTAATGGTGATGGGCTAGAACCTGTCAATGAAGGTAAACTTACCATCACTCTGGATAATACAGACGGTAAATACGACCCATTCAATGCGTCCAGTCCGTTATACCCAAATGTCGTACCAGGTAGGTCAATTAAATTTATAGTTCAAGATACATCCACACTGACGAATTACACCGTATTTACTGGAGAGATTGACGATATACGACCATTCGCTTTGGAAAAGACTGTTGAGATAACTGCCGTTGATAAGATGCGGGCACTATCTGATTTAGATGTTACTATCACACTGAACACAGATATAAAGGTGTCCGATGCAATTACTGCAATTCTCGAAGAGGCCGGATCAACAGATTACGATATTGATAGTCAGTTGGACGTTATTGCTTATTGGTGGGTTAACCAGCAAAAATCCACTAACGCTATTCAGGAATTATGTGATGCTTCGTGGGGTACGTTTTTTATAGCGAATGACGGAACGGCTAAATACCATAAAAGACAACGGGCAGTATCATCTGTTCTTACATTGGCGCAAGATACAATCCTAAAAGATATTGTAGTTAATCAACCGTGGGATGTGGTAAGAAACAATATTGATGTAATTGTCCACCCGCTGGTTCAACAGGCAACCTCTACTTTATGGACTTTACAGGATACGCCTAGTGTTACAACTTCTGACACAATAGAATTATGGGGAACGTATTCATACAACAACGAGTCAGTTTCTGCTACTGGCGTAGCTTTAGCATCGTCTGATTACTTGATGAACTCAGATGCTGGCGGCGGCGGAACAAACATGACGTCCGATTTTACCGTTACTGCTGATATATTTGGCGAGAGCGTAAAGTTCACGATAACTAATAATGCAGCATCAACTGGATATATTACATTGCTACAAATACGCGGCGATGCGCTGGTTTCTCCCGATCCAGTGAGGTTGAATACTCAGGACGCGGCCAGTATTGCGCTTTATAAAAACCGTACATTTAAACTTGACAGCAAGTGGTTGCAAAATACCAATTTAGGAATAAGTCTATCTGAAACAATAAGCGGTTTGTTATCTAGCCCGCGTAAGTATCCAATTATCAGGATTGATACCAGACCAGATATTCAATATCTTCCAGATTTATTTGACCGGATTAGTATGACGATTGCGGAATTGAGCGTAGATGGTGCATATAGGATTGGTAGCATAAAACACGAGAGCACAAATACTACCTGTCAATCTGTTTTAACAACTATGCGATTAGAGCCAATTATTGATGTGGCTAGTGTTTACTGGATATTCCCAACAGAAATAGGTGTTACTAGCATTTTCTCTTAGAGGTGATAATGGTAAAAACGGCGAAAGACATGGCATTTCAGGAAAGTTTCAAATCAGTTGCAGAGCGTATAACTGTTCTGGCAACTAAATACAATCATAAATATGTCAATGACAGGACATCAGGGAATCCGGTGTATGCCCGTATTGATTATGGTCGTTGGCTTGCAGACTGCGAATGTGGTGGAGCGGAATACGTTGATCCTGAAACGCCGCTATTCTTCTGCATGGCTTGTGGTAATCGAGGAACTAACGGGCGTGCAAGAAAAGTTATCTTCCCGAAGAACCGTGAAGAAATAGAAATTGATACCATGAAACAACCTTTTGGCGGAATGCAGTCATGGAATAGAGGTGAATAATGGCATATAACGCAGTTCCTACAGTTGCAACCGGTGATACTTGGAGTGCGGCAAACCACAATACCTATATCCGTGATAATTTCGCCGCTGGCGTTCCTGATATCTTTACCGCCGCTGGCGATATTGCCTACGCTACAGCAGCTAATGCGGCAACTCCACTGGCAATTGGCTCAAGCGATCAATCTCTCACGGTTATAAGCGGACTTCCGGCATGGAGTTATGGGCCTGGTATAGTTCTATTAGAATCTTTAACTATATCAACGTCAGACGATTATGATGTTGTTTTTGATAATATAGACCAATCTTTTTCACATTTAGAGGTCATAGCAAATTACCGGCAGCTTGGTTCTGCTTCCAATACGCCATTTTACATTGAATTAAATGGTGATACCTCTTCTAGCAATTATAACGAAGATGACGTGAGAATAAAAGGCGACGATACAGTTGACGTTACCGTCCATAATGGGTCTCAATCATGGTTTGGGCAGCAATCTATTTATAATGCCAGTGGTGATTTAGTTCCAAATCACGTTGAATTTTTTGTATACAATTATTCAAATTCTCTGTTTGGAAAAAATGTTAGAACAAACACATCAAATTATCTTTCAACAGGTAATTACATAAACTTGTATGGAAGATACTTAGACACGACGGCAATTAATCAGATTAAATTATATATTTCTCAAACATATTATCCTGGATATTATTTTGGAATTGGATCGTCGTTCCAATTATATGGAATCAGATAATGGAATTTACATCGTATTTACTTGCACTCACTACGCCACTATGTATAATGTATTTATACAACGGAGGCCGAAATGACTAAAAAACTGATTATCCTAATAGTGATTGCATTCTTGGCAAGCGGATTTACCTATAGGGGATTACCCACTAATATCGAAATTGACGGGCAGATATTTGCTGTGGACACCAGCGGTAATGCACCGGTCTATGAAGGCATTATCGGGCGGTTTATTGATAACGTCTATATTGCTCACAATGGACTGGCAGGGAAATACTTTTCAGATAACGCCACAATAACTTATACCAATGGTGAAGTTATTGAATACCGCGAAGTCGAGACGATTATCTTGCAGGCGATTGACCCGTACGATCCTGCTACAAAATACACCGACGGAATCTACGTCTACACATCCGATGATATCCACTACCGCATTTTTAGTCGCGGCGTGGTGTTCGCAACGTGCTATGATTACAATGGACAGATCGGGTGGGGTAGAAAATTTATTGTTATGAAAGAATTAGAGGTAAAACATGGCAGACTTTCCGGTAACAAAAAAGACGTGGGCTGATTTAGTTGATAATACAAGTCCGGCGAATTCGTCAGATATAAATTCTGCCTATGCAGAAATTACCGCTATTGAAGATGTATTCTTAACTGATTCAACTAGTCTTGATGCTAGTACAGATATCCACGGGTTTTTGCGTAAACTTTCTGGTTCATCCGATGAATACATGAATGGCATTGGCGAATGGGGAACTCCTGCTACTGGCAGCGGGGGGAGTTCTGACCTGATAGAACACGGACATACAGCGTCTACAGATGGTGGTTTAATAAGGTTAGATACTATAGCCGCGCCAACAGACAGCACAAGTCTGGATGCTTCTACCGACCTTCACGGGTTGCTTCCCAAGTTATCTGGCACATCGGATAACTTCCTGAATGGCAAAGGCGAATACGCCGCTATTCAAACAGCCACAACAGACACTGCCGGAATCAAGATGCTGGCATCCTCCTCCGACTTAAACGCTGGCACAACTGATAACTTGATGCTCGGTACGAATCTATTCACCAAGTCTAATTACGGCATCCGGTTTGTATATGCACCATTGAACGGGTCAACGGCATTAGCGGCAGGTGATAAGACATACTTCCCGATTCCCGCCGAAATGACGGGCTGGAATCTAGTACAGGCAAGGGCAACTTGCGGGGCTAACACATCCACAGACGCAACGGTATTCACCGTGAAGAAAGGCGGGGGTACGCAAACTTTATTGTCCACAAATATCACCATTGACCCTGCGCTACTGGATAGTTTAGGTTCATCTGACCAACCGGTGATTTCAAGTTCTGACAATCCAGTGACGAGTACGGATATTATCGAGTGTGCCGCGACCTCTGATTGCGGCGCGGGCATGACCTACGCGGGCATCCTGACGGGGTGGCAGCTACCATGACAACGTATACATTAGTCTACCCGCCCGCGCATACTACAACTTACGTTAAAGCTACGACAACATATGACTTAACATACTTTTGGCCCTATTTTGCAACTAATCCGGCGTTATCATTGACTGGCACTTCGGCAAATAACACATGGGCGGCAAGCGCTGCAACCAACCAGAGATTCCATATTGACTTAGGCACTCCTACAATAATCAGACGCGTTTATTATGAAAATTATCACAACGCAGGATTGAGTACAACTGCCGGATCTAAAAACTTCACAATGTGGGGTTCAAACGAAGCTACGGCTTTCGCAGAATTAACTTATGGCACTGATACAAACTGGACTCAATTGACTACCGCTGTATCGCTTTTTGACCAACATTCCGCGGCCGATGCGGCTGATCCTAAGTATTTCCTTGTGACAAACACGGTAGCATATCGTTACTATGCTTTCAAAATAGCCGATAATTATGCCGGCGCATATATAGGATTGCGCCGGATTGTTTTGATGACAGAAGACGGCTATGGTGGAGTTTCTTTCATATCGAGACCAATATTTTTCTAAGGAGCGAAAATGAACTACGGTTTAGGACGCAATGTATCAACGAAAGATTTCAGGGATTATCCACTAGGCGCTTACATCCGTGGCGTTTCAGAGATCACCGAGAAGATATGGCCTTTTACTGTTGACGCGCTGAATCAACTTGAAACTCCGCATTGCGGCGGATTCACAATGGCACATCACGGCATTTGTCACCCATTACCTTCGATGTACACCAATGATGACGGGCACGACTTTTATGAGCAATGCAATATCACCGATGGAACGCCGGGATTGCAGAATGGCACATCGTGTCGGACTATGGCGAAAACAGGCAAGCGACTCGGGATGTGGTCTGTCTATGCCTTTGCGACCGCTATGTCTGAAATTGATTATTGGCTGCTGAATGAAGGCTCGCTCATGGTTGGCACAGAGTGGACTGACGGGATGTTTACAGTAGACGCGAACAATGTTATCCATCCTACAGGTGCTGTCGCGGGCGGGCATGCATGGTTATTGAATGGCAAAATTCCAGGCTTCAAACACGGCATTACTTCATGGGGGCCGGACTTTGGCATCAATGGCGGGTTCTGGATATCCGACTCTGACTTCGCGGCATTGTTCGCACAACAAGGGGAGGCTATCGCCGCCGTGGAAGTGGCAAAGGTTGACCCGAGTGTGACGGAAAACAAAGGCTGTGCTACAACAAAATTAGGTAAGGTATTGAGGAGAATGTTAGGATGAAAATATTCGGATACGATTACACGATTGACATTGAGAAAACAGGCGAAGAAATTTCTGGTGCTGGCAAGTTTATATCGTCTACACAGAAGATACAGTTATCATCCGATTTGTGCGACCAGCAAATGGAAAGCACTCTGTTGCATGAAATACTCGAAGCTCTCAATTATCATCTTGAACTGAAACTCGAACATATCACAATCATGGGATTGGAAGTTGGTTTATATCAGACTTTGACTGACAACGGTATTGATTTGAGTCCTCTCTTGAAGGGTGCAAAAAAATGATTGCATTCTGGAACGTTCCTTATATTGGTCAGGTTGGTTCTGGTGCGAATGAGCATTATAACGACTGCGGCCCGACTTCTGCAGGAATGGTTATCAAATTCTTTGGTGCAAACTTCACCTCGATTGACGCGCTTTTCAATGAAGTACAACCATCGGGCGATTCTTACACATCCTTCGGTGACATTTGTAAACTATGGGATGCCCGCGGTATTGACGCGGACTATGCACAGGAAGTCACGCTCGGGGAACTCTACGAATATCTTATTAAGGGCGCGCCGGTGGTTGCCTTGATTCGCTATGGCGCATTAGAAAGTATCCGCCCGAACACATTCAAGGGTAGTCATTTTGTTGTTGTTATCGGCATGGACTTGCAAAACGTTTACATCCACGACCCACTGAATACTCCGACAACCGGCGAATTAGTACAAATACCGCTGGCAATGTGGGTTAGTTGTTGGTCAACATTAGGCGACCTGAATCCGCAGCGATCAATATTGATTCCTTCAATGGGCGAAACGCCGCCGGAAGTTTTACGGACTGTGTATCCGAGAGATTACAACGGCTGCAATATCCGGTCTGTAGCCGGAGGAACGGGCACATCAACTAAGCTATTCGCCGTGCCTTATGACGCTACGTTCACCAAAACGACTAGCCGGATGCAGGTCTACGAGATAAAAACGCTCGACCGCGGTTGGGACATACATTGGGGGCGCATCCATGCTACACAAAGTTGGTGGGTATGCCTTGACTATACGGTGGAAAAATGAAACCACGACCGGATAATACGCAGTATGATAATGACTGGGCAATTATCCTGTTATTGGACTATGCGGCATTCTTCTGGGTTGTGGTTATACCATTTCTGAAAAGGTGACAACATGGCAGGAATAAGCAACACAACTATTTACAATAAACTTATTGACATCGAGGGGAGGTTGTCAACCGTGGAAGCATTCGCGCCGGTTGTATCAGAATTACAACGTATTGTTGTTGCTGGTAATGGAACACCACCCATGAAGGAACGCATGAACAATGTAGAGAAATACATCGAAGGTTGCAAAGGTGCGGAAAAAGAAGTCAAGGCCGACAAGAAGGATGATACTAAGTGGTTCCGGCGGTCTATTGTTGGTGCTATAGTTGTTAACACATTAGGTATGATCTATTCATACCTCAAGTGAAAGAACACATCTGAAAAACATAAACTCGGAGGGACGTTGAAGAAACTACTTGTCATTAATGACACGCACATTAATAGTACAGTCGCGCTTTGTAAGCCAACCGTCCAACTGGATGACGGACAGGAAATAAAAATTACTGATGCCCAAAGATGGTTTTGGGATAATTACCTTGACCTTCTGGAACGGGTTGACAAACAGAAGCCGGATATCCTGATTGTGAATGGTGACGCTCTTGAAGGTGATACCAAAAGTCGAAGCTACCAGTTGTTTACCAGAAACACTACCACGATAAAACGCATAGCCTCGGAAACCCTCGAACCGCTGATTAATAAAATACCGGCGGTTTATTTTATTCGGGGTACGGCGGCACATGTTGGAAAGTCAAGTAATCTGGAAGAGGGTTTGGCAGAGGACTTTGACAACACCGTAAAGATAGACAATAAATATTCCCATTGGTCGCTTAATCTGATAGTCGATGGCGTGCGAATATCTGTGGCGCATCATGCGAACATGGGTAGCCTGCCGTGGACTCGCCCAAATGCAGTCAATAACCTGGCTGCTAGAATTCAATTCCAGTATTCACAGGACAAGGAAGAGCCGCCCGATCTGGCACTTAGGGCACACGTTCATAGATGGGGCGATTCGGGAAGGGCATACCGAACAAGGGCGCTCATTGTGCCTTGCTGGACATTAGCAACGGAGTTTATCCACAGAATTTCACCGGACACGTTGCCAGAATGCGGGGTGGCTATCATCACATGCGACAAGGGAAAATTCGGTGTGGAGGAAATAAATTACAAACCGGAGGGTAGAAAATGGCTGGTAATATAACCAGAGACGATCTGTTTGAGGAACTATGCAAGGCTGTTGTGGGTGACATGCTGCCTATTCAAGAAGGTGATGTACCGCTGAAAGAAGTATCTGCAAGAACTGGCGTTAGGATGGATACGCTCTACAAGCGGGTTGCCCGTGGCGATATTCCTGCCGGCTGGGAGGTTGTTGACCGGCGCGGGGAGAACGGTCTGTCCATGAAGTGCTACCGGAAAGTCTAATTAGTATACAAAAATGTATACTATCTTTGAATTGAATATATAGATAAATATATTGACAAATTATGTACAGAATTCAGGTATCCGGTTTTTCCAGATGCCTGATTTTGTGCTAACTGGTATATAATTTAGCTAACAGCACCTGCCACGCCTCTTAACAATGCGCACCGAGGCAGGTCATTTATTACAACTTAATTACTGTACTTTTGAGATAAATGCAGTAAATATCTTGCAAACAAAAAGAGCCTTCTTAGCCGACATAGCGACTTTATGAGGCTCTTTCGGCAACCACTTGGGAGATCCCAAATAATCGGGTTGCCTGTTTGGATAGTACGGCGCTCTCGCTAAAGCAATATCATTATAGCATAGCCACATCATAAATCAACAGGAGCGGGATATCGGATTCGAACCGATGTCAACAGTTTGGAGGACTGCGGCCCTACCATTAGGCGAAACCCGCCGATTAGCACAACATCCCCGAATAAGTGTGGGGATGTTGTGCCTGAGAGGAAGAGAAAGGAGGGATGACTATATTTTAGCACGGTGTAGTTTGTCTGTCAATTCTTTATTCGGGAAACATTTGGCGGTTGTACATAATGCCAGGTGCGGCGTCTCATGGTCATAATCTCTGTAATAAATAAATTGTTTTCCCGCATTTTTTACATGCCGCACGGTGATCGAGATAAGCAACCCATTTCTCATTAGCCGTGGTTACGATTGCGGCCTTTTCGTCTGTCAGGCAATCATCTGCAATTTTTCGTTCCTTATTCCATTCATCCCAGAGCTGTTGCCCTTCCGGGCATAAGTAGTCAGTCATTTCCAAATTCCTCCTATGATTTTCAGTTCATCTAATGTCATCGGCTTATCATAAATGGTTTTCAACCAGCCAAGTGGTATCATCCCGCGTTCAATATATTCTACAACGTTTTTGGCATTGCCCTTATGGAACATTACCCCGAGAACCTTGAAAGCAGGAGTGCTCATAACGCCCGCCGATATTTGGTCTCTAACTTTATCGGAAATGATACATTTTTTAGGATCGCTCATTATGTACCTTTATGTACCTTAGCGAACATCTGTGTACATCTCTTTACAGGACGACTTGTGCGCCATGTTCACACTATTTGACCTATTTCCGCATTGCGCCGTTTTCTCAGGTGTGGAAAGTGCCCCAGAAACGATTGCAGGGGTCGCCAGTTGAAAAGTTTCACCCATTGATGACCCTCTGCAAGTACCGTCTCAATAATGCTATGAACGCCCGGCAAATGAGCGGCACGATGATGTCAATGACGAACCATAGGGCAACAATCGCAAGTAGGATATATCCGATAATTTCAAGGTTCATTTCTCCTCCAGTTTATTTCTAGTCCACGCCAGGAACGGCATGATCAGATAGACCACGGTCGGTATCGCTATGGACAGGGCGACTATGACGGTAAAGAGGTTGCTCATGTTGCCTCGGGAGGTTCGGGAAGGTTGCGCCAATGGGTGATGTCATTGTCGATATATCCTTCAATGTTATCCATCCAACCTAATTCTTTATCAATCGCCGCAACCCATTGAGATCCTTTTTTGCTAATTACCAAAACGTTTTCATTGGTTTCTGGCAGCCTCTTGCTGACCGGTATCCATCTGTCCGCTTCACGACGGCGCAGGAGTTCGGCGGCTATATTGCGATACCACTGAATGCCACTATCGCCGTTTGCGAATTTCCGCAAGTCATCATCACTGGCTGGTTTCAATAATTCGTCAATCATCCCGCCTCCTTTGGTCTGTGAAAGATGCAACCGTAGTCATCGGCATAAGGTGGAGTTACGCCGAGCGACCGTACTTGGGCTTCCAGTCCTCCACAATCTCCCCATTTATCATCTGGGTGCGACTTCCAGAACCTACACGTCCGGCATGTGTCATCCGGCGGGACTGGTTCGGCAACGGCAAATTTCTAGGTTATCGGTCGTAAATCCCAGTCAATCATTTCTGGCTCTCCTTCCACTGGATGTAGGCAAGGCAGATAGCAAGCGGGGCGGTGTCGGATTCAATTTCGTCATCTGGTATTTTCTCATCATGCCCCTGTCTGTGGTGCGTGATTACAACCCATTTATCAGTGTGATCCCATGCCATTAGTTTGATTGAGAAATGGTTTGCTCTCATTTCCTCGACCAACTCCCAGGCATCCGCGATTGAAATAGGCCAGTCTGGCGTGCATCTGAGACACGAATCCATTGGTGGTATTCCAATTATCGACCCCTGGTATTTGACATCAGTCCATCCGCGAAGTTGTGCTATTTTTATTGTAATTTCGTTATTATTCACTTTCGGCCTCCTGTATAAAACTCCCCGCAAAGCAGGTGAGTGCTCTACGGGGTAGTTTACTTTCGGGTCAGCCTCACCGCTGATGAAGATAATAATAAGCACTTATCAGGCGAAAGTCAACTAACAATGTGACATTCATCGTAGTTATTAGTGACATTGGCGATTGACTTATCTACGCAATGGCATATAATAAGACTATAGAAATCAACCAGCGATAGCGACCTCAAGAAATTAAGGCTCCGGGCTGGAACTAACAAGGAGACCGAAAGATGAAAACCCTAGCTTATAAAATGTCACAGTTTGAATTTGGAATTTTCAAGATTCCTTACTGGAAAGCCCTGTCATTTCTTCAGCGACGATCTGAAGCCGGTGACCCAATTTTTTACGGCGATGTAAGTCTGATGGTCGGTTTTTACTGGCAGGAAGTATGACCTGTTACTTATTCAACCAGAGTCCAGAAACACATAAATCCTGGACTCTGGCAGTGTTCGCGGTAGACAAGAAAGACGCCTATGAATATATCCACGCCACCCACCCCGGAATGAAATTGGCGGGCGAAATAAAATCAGGCAAGGTAGATGCCAATTGTGGCGCGGTAACTGATAGGCAAATGACTATCAACCGAATGAACTTAGAGAAATTCTCTTCCTAATCTCTCAAGCCTGCCGGCGGGCCCTCACCGGCAAGGAGACCGAAATGACAAAAAAGATGATTGATGTTGAGGAATTAGTAAACAACATGAGACGCGCAGGGATGAAGGCCGGTATTGGATTTGACGGCGCAAGCTCGTACCATATTATTTCCCTTGCTGGCGGACTGGAAGTCTGGGGATACATTCCTGGAGAACTGCCAGTTGAAGAAGATGGATTATTAGGGCCAGATGTAATTTCAAAACTGGCCGGTAATTAGTCATGAAATATTTTCTAACCGGCATCGTCTTTGCGGCATGGATGTTCGCGTGTTTGCTGATCGGAGTGAAATAATGTACGCCCTAATCAATGGCATTTCCTACCCCGTAGAAGTCCGCGGTATCAACAAGGAACGTTGGCTGGCCAAGGTGTCCTGCCTCAACGCAGAGCCGTTCTGCAAGCCAACACACGGCGGCTGGGCATACTACTCAGACGGGTTTGTGACAATCAGCAACCTACGGGACGCTGACGGGAATGTTGTACCTCTTGAGAGGCAGAGACTTGAAAGCAAGAATAACTAAGGAGAGATGAAAATGAGTAAAGCAATTCGCAGTTATCCAAAGAACGAAAGACTTGAAGTTGCCCTACGCCGCATTCAAGAGAAAAAAGGTGGACTCGGTTTTTTCGCTGCCGTTGATTATTTCAAGGCAGTTGACAAGAAGCTCTTGGAAGAAAAACAGGCAGGGCAACTGGAGAAATTCCCAGCAACATATTTTTAGCCATTCCGCGGGACTGGCGGAACTAGCAAGCGGATGGAGAAACGGAAATATCACCTTCCAAACAACTTAGTGGCATTGGTCTGCCACGGGACTAAATCTAGTACAACCAACCGCCAGTCCCCACTTTTGAAAGAGAGGAAATATGGAAGATAAACCCTGTAAGCATCTCCACGACGACGGCACATCGGCATTGTGGCCGGTTGGTCGCGAAGAAGATCACATGGAAATCTGCGACATTTGCAGTAAGGTAGTCAGTTCGAATCCACCCGAGGAAACAGACCGGGACTTAGTTTAGGAGGATACCGTGACAGATCAAAATGCAATTGTGGTACATGAAGGGAATCAAATTCAGCTCGGAAGTCTTACTGCAACAAACCCGAAAGATTTAATTGAACGGGCTTCTGGAATTGCAACCGAGTTGAAAAGCATTATCACGAAACGATCACTTTCAAAGATGATTCAAGGTCGTGAGTTTGTGGTTGTTGATGGGTGGACGACAATGGGCGCAATGCTCGGAGTAACCGCCCGTGAAGTTACCCAAGAAACCCGCGAACTTGAAAATGGAGACTGGGAAGCTACGGTCGAATTATGCCGCGTGTCTGACGGATCGGTAATTGGTCGTGGGTCTGCTCTGGTTGGAATGGATGAAATTGATCGCACCGGAAAACAGACGTGGGGATCGCGCCCAAAATATGCCCGCCGTTCAATGGCTGTGACACGGGCAACCGGCAAGGCTTTTCGTATCTCATTCTCGTGGATCATGTCTCTAGCTGGATATGCCACAACTCCAGCAGAAGAGATGGACGGAATTGTGGATGGCGAATATTCTGAGGATAGAGCTACTCCACAGAAACAATCAAACAAGAAACAATCTGCGCCCGAACGTCCATACCAACCGGAAGCCCTGAAAAAAGCTCTGGCATACAAGATCGCAAATTCAACTGTTGCCGGCGCTCCCAGCGAGAAACAGGTCGGATTACTTGCGGCGATGCTGGATTTATGTTTTGCCGGCGAAGAAAAAGCATCGGATATCCGTCATGCAGTAACCGAATATCTGACTGGATTCAAATCGGTAAAAGACATGCCTGGCTCTGTGGTCAAAGTCCTACTCGATTGGCTCGACGCGAAACAGGATAACGGCGGCGAATACCAACCGAATGTTATGGCAGTCAAAGAAGCGCGCGCTGTCCGTACTCAGGCTTTGAAAGATGCCGGTCAAATGGATCTGCTTGACACCGCCAAAGACCTCGGTGGGGAAGAAGTGACCGAATGAACACATCTGAGAAGTTAGATCAATTGGACGATTACCAGGCTCAGAAGATCGTCATGGAAATGGATAAACAAAAACTGATTGATGCGGTTTATACCCCCGAAATCAGGTAAGCCGTGAAAGATATTGAGGCAGAATTTGTTACTAAATCCGAGGCTGTTGATGAAAATATTCTCAAACTGACAGAAGAAATCAAAGCGGATGTTTTACAACTCGGTGGAACAGTCAAAGGCTCTAACCTCATGGCTGTCTGGAACAAAGGTCGCTCCGGTGGATACGATACTGCCAAACTTGATGGTATGGCGTCTATCATCCCACAGATCAAGGAAGCCAAAAAGCCAGACGGCGAACCGACTGTTTCAATTAGGAAAATCTAACCCTGACTAATTCAACGCCGGGCAGACCACCGCCCGGCAAGGAGTATGACACGATGAACGAAGAATTAAAACCATGCCCGGTTTGTGGAAATGCGGTTCAAGTTGGATCATGTGATGCTTTTGTAGTACATCCTGTTTCTACTTGTGAGTTATCAGGTAAGACATTCCTGCGAACAATATGGCAAGAATCGGCATTGGTAAATGCCCTCCGTGCCCAGCTTGTCGAAAAGGACAAGGAGATAGCGCGGCTAACGTGCCTCCTGAAAGACAATGACATTCCAACTGGCGATAATGAATTCTTGAGGGGCGCATGAACTTTCGCATCCATGATCGTATTAAGTTACCAGACGGCAGCATCGGCACGTTGCAGCACCCTAACGCAGACGGCGCCTGGCGGGTCTGGTTCAACGCCCGCGACTGGAAGGGTGACCCGAAACTTGTCCACCCTGATACATTGGTGAAAATTGATGTGAAAGAAGAGGAGATGAAAAGATGCCCATGAAAACCATAACCATTGAATTGACAGAAGACCAGGTAAAAGCACTAAAGCCATTATTGGATGAAGCCGATTCTTGTGAAGAAGATCACTTTGGGATAATTCTTGGTCAGGCAGGTAGGCGGTTTGACGGAGCTCACGGGGCAAAATTTGGATTTGTGCCACACAGGCCCGCCAAGAAAATTATAAAAATAGTGGGGGGTATTGACTTATGAAACTATCCCTATCCCCTGAACTCTGGAAGTTTGCTCAACAGAACGGCACGGTCAAGAGCAAGAACGCGTTCCACGTGTCTACAGGATTGAACGCGCAGACGGTTGACAAGCTGGCATCCGGCACATTCGCCCCGCAGACGTTTGAGATACTCGGGAAGTATCTGATTGCGCTCGGGTACACAACGGACGAAGTTGCAGAGATGCGGGTCAAGGACTTGTTTGATATTGACGATTAAATGAGGCTGCGCACCAATTGATTTGTGATGCGCAGCCGTTCAATGGAGGAGACCGATTGAACACATTCATTCTATCAAAAAGGACGGGCGATGTCAATTCACATACTCCACCGTAAGCGACTCATCATAAGCCCTCTGCCACGGCGCACCCTGACCGGTATCGCCTACATGTACAGCGAGCACGGGAAACTCGAAGGGCACGTCTGCGCAGACTGTAACGAGTTGATGCGGGACAGGACACCGACAATTTGTGGCTGCCGGGCTTACCCCTTTCGGCAAGGATCTGTCATGGCAGAATACAAGGCGGGTTTCGGCTGGCGCGGCCACTGGCAGGCCTGCGGGTTGTGGCGGTTGGCTTACAGACTGAGACGGGCTGAACAATTGGAAATGGCATTGGAGGATTAAATGGATAAACGCTATCAAATTATTTACGCAGATCCGCCGTGGACGTTCAAAACATATTCAGAAAAAGGAGAGGGAAGAAGTGCATCACGGCATTATTCAGTTATGGGCAAATTTGATATCCAGAGATTGCCTATTCAAAACATAGCCGACGATAACTGCGCTTTATTTCTTTGGGTTACATCACCTTGCTTGCTTGAAGGGATTGAACTCATAAAAGCATGGGGGTTTGAATATAAAACCATTGCTTTCACGTGGGTAAAGCAGAACAAAAAATCACCGTCTCTCTTTTGGGGTATGGGTTATTGGACAAGGGCTAATGCCGAGTTGTGTTTACTGGCAACGAAGGGAAACCCAAAACGAATTGATGCCGGTGTGCATTCTGTGATTATGACTCCCATTGAAGAACATAGCAAAAAGCCGGAACAGGCGAGGGAAAGGATCGTTTCACTTATGGGCGACTTGCCGCGTATTGAACTGTTTGCAAGAATGAAATCGCCCGGCTGGGACGTATGGGGCAATGAAGTGGAAAGCGACGTGGAGATCAACAATGGATGACCTGAAACAGACCGTAACAAAACTACTGGAAGACCACCAGATCAAGCGCGACTCGCACAAGTGGCGCGACTACGAGAACGCGAAGTTTCACCTGGAAGAGCTCGACCTTGACAGCATCGAGTATCACGATGCCTGCCAGATCATTGCGGATTATCTTGGAGTTAAGGTTGACAAGCCAGGGACTTTGTGATTAAATAGAGTTACCCGGCATGGTATTGGAAGACAAATAATGGATACCTAACTTTAGATAAAACCCTTCGGATAACTCTTTCAGCCTTGCCGGGCAGATTGACCGAGGGGTTTATCACTTAAAGGAGTAAAACAATGGGCGAAAATTCAAAGATTGCATGGACGGATATGACCTTCAATCCGTGGATAGGTTGCCAGAAGGTAAGTGCTGGCTGCCAGAATTGCTATGCTGCCCGTGATAATAATCGCTATCATTGGGTCAATGAATGGGGCAAGGATTACCACCGCACAAGCGAAGCGAACTGGAAGAAGCCTATCCAGTGGGCAAGACAAGCGGTCAAAGATGGTGTTATCCGCCGCGTGTTTTGCGCAAGCCTGGCAGATGTGTTTGACCCGAACGTTCCCGAAGAATGGCGTGATGGTCTTTGGGAAATTATTTTTGAGACAAAAATGTATGGCGGTCTTGAATGGCTTATTCTGACAAAGAGGCCGGAGTATATATCAACTATCCCCTCAATGTTATGTGGAGAAAACTCAAATATCCGCATGGGAGTAACAGCCGAAAATCAAGAAATGGCGAATAAGAGGATACCGGAATTATTGAATTCATGGTCTGGTAAGAATTTTGTCAGTTATGAACCGGCGTTGGAACTGGTTGATTTTTCATACTATTTGAATGGGTGTCCAGAACGCGACAAGGTTTCATCGTTTGGGTCTAGCATAGATTATGACTGGGTTCCAACTACACCGCCTATTCAATGGCTTATTTGTGGTTCTGAATCCGGCACCAATGCCCGTACATTTGACATTGATTGGGCGCGTTTCACTCGGGATCAATGCGGGTGGGCCGGTGTACCTTTTTTCCTGAAACAAATGCCAGTCAACGGAAAACTTACCGTTCTGCCAGAACTTGACGGAAAAGTGCGGAACGAGTTCCCGAGGATGGAATAATGGCTGGATACCGTCAGTTTCATACAAAGTTTTGGAAAGACGAATGGCTCATTGATCTTGAACCATTAGAGAGATATTTATTTGCCTATCTATTCACCAACGAATTGAGTTCTATTTCAGGACTTTACAAGCTTCCGAGAAAAGTAATAATCAATGAGACTGGATTAGAGCCAGAATTTATTGATTTGAAACTTGCAAAATTTCAGTCTGCAAAAAAGATATTTTACCAGGATGGCGTCATGTGGGTGGTAAATATGAAAAACCATCACAAAAACGCCAGTCCGTTGACAATGAAAAAGGTAAACAACGACATTGATGAAATAGGGGATTGCGCGGTAAAACGTGCCTATCTATACCACGAAGAAACCGGTAAATATAGTATAGATACCATATCGATACTTAATAGTGAAAGCGTAAGCGTAAGCGAAAACTTAACTAAAGATAAAGATAAAGATTTACCGGCGAAAAAACCCGCCGGGAATCTATTCCAGATAGCCCATGCTTTATCTTCTGTGACAGGATTAGATTACGAAAAGAACCAGCCAAGAATTTATAAAGCGGCAAAGTCATTTAAACCAGGCGAGGAACAACAGATCATTCGGGAATATGGACTCGGTGGACTTTGGTACAAAGCCGATTGGAGAGGACAGAAAAACCAAAAACCCACATTGGAGCAAGTCATCCAAACTTGGAATAATTTGAATACTGTCATTCCAGAAAAGAAAACTGAATTATCACAATTCGAGAAAAACAAACTTGTTGCAGAGGAATTTATTCAGGAGGTTCAAAATGGCGAAATATGAAACTGTGGCAAAGTTAATGACGGCTATGTCTGCCAATTATGTCAATTATAAATTAACCAAAGAGGCTATTGCATTCAACACAAAGATATTATCCGACATTCCCGATGATATTCTTGAAGCTGCAACGATTGATATTTGTTCGAGACCGGGTGCATTCTTTCCGAGTGTAGGTGACTGGCGACAAAAAGCATTGGATATAAAATTCAACAAAGCTGGCATTCCGTCTGCTTATGAGGCATGGGAAGAATTACGATCTATGATCGGAAAGACGCATGTAACACAAGAACTTACCGGCGAACAAGATGAGCGAGGCCGGTGGTATACGAGGGATATTCCGGGCAAACAATGGTTAAATAAAATAGCGGAACGGGTCGCTTTGATGTTGGGCTGGCCGAGGTTTCCGGACGAAGAAAACATGAGCTATGAACGGCACGTGTTTATTGAGGCGTATGAGGATGCCTGCAAACGAATTGACTATGATGCCCGAACCTTGCCAGAGGTGAAACAGATCACACAGGGATACACAGAATCAGCCATGAAACAACTATCAGAAGGGATGCAAAAATGAGCGGCGATCCAATGTATAGCGAAGAATGTAGAAGGCAAATGTTGAATGCTAATTTTATTCAACCAATATACCAATCAACACATAGGCCGAATAATATCCAGGTCATCTACCCCTACCCGCCGTTCCTACTTATGGAGGACGGGACATACTTCGAAATGCCCGACATTCTTACGCTGGTCAAGATGGTGTACGACCTGCGGAAGCGGGTGGAAGAGTTGGAGGCAAAATTGTGAAAATATTGATTGCATGTGAATTCTCTGGAATTGTTCGGGATGCTTTTATCGCCAAAGGACACGATGCCTGGAGTTGTGATCTGTTGTCTACTGAAAGACCGGGTCCGCATATCCAGGATGATGTACTAAATCATCTTGACGATGGTTGGGACATGATGATCGGACACCCGCCTTGTACTTATCTGTCTTATGCGGCCGCCAGGGTCTGGAATCAACCAGGCAGAAAAGAAAAAAGAGATGCGGCATTCAAATTCTTTATGAGTTTGTATAACGCTCCAATATCCAAAGTGTGCATAGAAAATCCGCACGGTTATCCGAGAATTGCATTTAGACAACCAGATCAAGAAATCCATCCTTATTATTTCGGTGATCCATTTGTAAAGAGAACGCTTTTATGGCTGAGGGGATTGCAGCCATTAGTGCATACCGCATATCAAAATCTATTTAATGACCCGATTACTCATGTAGAAAAACCGCAACCTAGTTTTATTCGCAAAGACGGCAACAAACAATATTTTTGTGCGACGGTGAAATCAGGAAAAAATAGAGCGCACGAACGTAGCCGGACATTTCAGGGAATTGCGGATGCTATGGCATCTCAATGGGGAGGCCGTCCATGAGTAACCGTTCAAGGAACGTGATCGTCGTTTTATTGTTCTGTGCCGTCATGGTGTGTATAGGCACGATACTGGCGGTGACGATATGAGCAAGTACGGCAACAAAACAATCGAATTCGAGGGAATTAGGTTTGACAGCCTGGCAGAATTCGGGCGGTATCAGAACTTGCGCACGATGGAAAACAATGGCTCTTGCAAGATAAACCTTGTTGTCCACCCGAGGTTTATCTTGCAAGAGCCATTCACGCATAACCACGTCCGGGAACGAGCCATAGCTTACGAGGCGGATTTTTCATACTATGAGAAGGATGGCAAGAAAGTGATTGAGGACGTGAAAGGATTTAAGACCCGTGAATACCAGATCAAACGGAAGCTATTTCTGTACAAGTACCCAAATGTGAACTTCGTGGAAATTGCCAGTTGACCTTTGTATGTAATGGCGTATAATTGAGTATAAGGAGACCGAAAAATGAGCAGCATTTCAGTACAATTTATAGACGAATATGCACTGGGAAGAGAGGCATTGAGCACATTGCATGCTATCCAGCGCCTCGAGTCCCGCCTGTCCGCTCTTGAACATCCCGAGCCAGACAAACAGCCGTCCGTGGAGAAACCGGCGGAAACCGAGAGGGAGTGGATACGGTTGAACCTAACTACAGAAGTTTGGGCGCGTAAAAATGATGGTGGGATAACCAGAATATCATTTGGGACTGCAATAAACAGAAACCATTTATATACTCACATCATGCCCTACCACCCCGGCGAGCAGAAGCCCGAGCCGCCGAAAGGAGATAAGTGATGAGTGAATTATCTGACGATATTGCCCGTGGTTGTCTAGAAAACGGCGAACCAATTGAGGCAAGGTGGGGAACAGGTGAATGGAGCAGAGAACACGAACAACAGCAAGAACCCGATCCGTGGGAAGAAGCTCTCGCCGCCGTCGAACGCAGCGCCTATCTCAAGGCGCTGGATGATGTGTACGAAACTGTCAAAAGCATGGCCTCCGAGCTTCTAGCCCTCCGTGCCGATGCCGAGACCAGCCAGAACCACAATGCCGCTGTGATAGACCCGCTTGTAACGCAGTTACGGGATGCTGGCTACACAGGGACGCTGTCGGAGATGGTCGGGCAGGCGTGCGCCCTGCAGGAAGCTACGCGGTGGATACCGGTGGGGGAGGGTGTCATTCCAATGGACATACTTCTCGAAATAGGCAATACAAAAACAGGCATTGTTGATGTTGCTGTGTATGGCAGTATATCGTGGCAGGTTAGAGAGCCTACGCATTACCGTCTCCCCGTTCCGCCCGAGGGAGGCGAGTAGATGAGTGCACAACAGGAATACAAGGAATTATATGATAAGTACACCGCCGTCACGTCAGAGCGGGATAAGTTGAAATCCGAACTCAATAAATGGGAGGACTGGCCGAAAGAATATGATGCGTTGAAAGAAATGCGCATCCAATCTAATCAAAATTCGTTCGCTTGTAAGCAGGCATACATCATTGCTTTGGAATTTGAGTTAAAGCATTCCAACAAAGAGCGGGACAAATGGGTCGAACTTGAAAAGACCCGCGCCGATTTATTATTGCAAACAACAGGCAATCGTAACATTGAAATGTTGGCGAAAGATTACAACACGCTGAAGGCGAAACTTGCAGAGGCGAATGAGGAAAATAAACGATTACTTGAAGCGATAAACAACATTGCTAATTTGGGATTGCAAAAACTTCCGGTTGATAAGCGTTGGGGGACTGCCTTAGCTTTCGCCGTTGAGGCTCTTCACCGTGCCCGTCTCGCAAAGGACGAATCATGACACCCTACCTACCGGTTGATCCCGCATTTGTCAAAGCCCGCGGCGAATATGCTTATGCTAAATGGTGCTCTATGTCAGAGGACGAGAAGCGCCCGCTTCAATCCAACGTGCATAAACTCATATCGATCAACAAAATGGGCGAGAAGTCCGCGGTTGAGTTGTTACACGCACTTGGACTATTCCTGAATATAAACGAGAGAGGATGAAATGAAACTGAAAAAAGCATTGAAGAAATACGAGATTGAAATAGAGGATGAAATGAAACTGAAAAAAGCATTGAAGAAATACGAGATTGAAATAGAGGATGAAATGAAACTGAAAAAA